GTCCAGTCGATATGTTTCTGATTTCTCCCTGTGAACCAATGTCTCATGAGGTCGAAGGCCGCTCTTATCAACTCTTCCGGCAGATTTGCATCATAGGAAGAGAAGTCCGAACTAATCCACGGCCCTCCTTGTGAGTTGAACATCACCGTAACTCTACGTGCTATATCATTGGGGGTTCTCCAGGCCACAAACTCAGGTAGCGGTCGTAACGCATCTAAAAGTGGTATCTGAATAGCAAGTTCCGTCCCAATTATGACGTGATCGGCCATGTGCAAAGGTCGCCACTTAGCAGGCTCCCCTATTCCATTGGGCTGGCTTCTCACACCCAACACGCAAGGATAATAACCTCCAAACTTCCATCCATTGTTTCGAATGATGTTGGCTCTCTTCAAGTAATATGGATAGTATTTACTATCACTACTGAAGAAAGGTAGTCCCCAGTTCGTGCCCTTAGGCGAAGACGCAAATGATGTAACCAAACTCGTGGCGTTAAGCGAGTTTTCAGGCAACAGCTTCCTGACGAATAGGACTGCCTGTCTAAGTACCTCCGCAGGTATATCAAACTTCTTGGGTCTAAAGTACGCATCAACCCGATCAGATACCTCCGAGTACGGAAGGCGGATTGAGAAACTACCAAACTTCCCAATCGCCGACTTTTCGACTTCGTCAAATGCTGTCACTCCTGTGGGTAAGCTAATACGTTCAAGGTCCTTAAGTACTTGACCTCTATCCAGTCCACCCCAGATCTTTGTCCTGAAGTCTGATTTCACACCCGAACGTACTCTCCCCATGAATGCACTCAGCCTATGCTCTGCATCTGGTGGGATGTCGAACGCATCTTTGACAACTGAACGCATCTCCATTCGATGTCCTCCTCTTTTCAGCACCTCTCGGTGGATGGGAACACTCACCGGTTACGTGCTGCACGGATTTTGACTATCCTCGAACCTGATCGTACCGCCAGGCGCCGATCTCCTCCGCTATGTGGTTGATCACCCCTTCCACTTCGTGGATTCGTAATTGGCGGCACCGCTGCCTCCTTATAAAACTTGCCTGTGCGCGCAGTCCCAGCAATTCTGGTGGCGATATCGCTATAAGTCTGTCCACCCGAGCGATAGAGTTGCGCAACTCGTCCTCGGTCCATAAGAATCGCTTTGATCTCATCGCGAAATTCCTTCCTCTTCTCTGGATCATTGCGGATAATCTCCAGATCCTTCAAGACTTCGTTTGTAAAGTGATCACTAAATCCTTTGGGTAACTGGAAATTCTCGGGGAGTCCGACCCGATCCAACTTTTCGTAGATTGAGAAAGCTTCAGGCCCAATCGCCTTCAATCTCTCCCATTCTTTGTCACTCATGCCATCGGCAATGTCAGGTGACGCAACGAGTACGAGGATACCTCCAACACTAGCCATAATGTTGTCGCGAAGGGGCACGTCCTCTAGGAAATCAGTTTGTGGTGCAATCAAGTCCTCACGGACCTCAGGCATCACACGAGGCTCAGGCTGAGACTCGTCGGGCTTAGGTTCATCCACTGTGATTCCTCTTTCTTGCCTCGAGGTATACGACTACGCACAGAAAGACAG